GCTTCTAAGTGGACCGGAGGTGTACGATATGCTACACGTACGGGTTACTGCCGCGAAAGCCGACGGGCTGTCTGAGGCGGTGATCGAGTCTGATCAACCGCTCAAGCCAATGCTGGCAGTAATTAGGGAAGGACACGCCGTAGACCGCGAAGCGATGGAACTAGTGGAGCGAGCGTTTGGTAAGGAGGTGAGGGACCTAGCTAGACATTATACTAGGTCGGGTGCTACATTAGACCTGCTATATGAGAGTCTGATGAAGTACGACCACTCTGACGTGGCCTGGTCCAGCCTAAATGATGACGTGAAGAGTCGGTTGCAGGAGGCTATGAACGCAGCCTACAAGGTGTTTGGAGTTAGAGGACTGAAACCTAAACCACTGAATGAAGTGGCGGTGGAGCCCTCTTCACCAGGCGCCTCATGGCGGTTGTATGGTCGACCAGGCAAGAGAACTGACTTCAACGTCTACGCTGAGGGTCTAGCTCGTGCGGAGACGGTCTTCCGCAGAGCAATGCGGCGCAAACAACCCTTCTGCCAATTGGCACCCTGCCTGGCCTATCTGCGGACTCAATTGGCAAGGCGTGGCAGTCCGAAGGTAAGGTTAGTTTGGGGCTACCCATTTGAAATCAATCTAATAGAGGGTAGTTTTGCTGAACCTTACCAGGAGGTACTTCTTTCCCGTAATGCGCCAATACTTCCGCGAACAAAACGTTGGATCTCAATGGCGCTGGATCACGTGAAACGGAGTGGGACGCCAGTTGGACTCGACTGGTCGCGGTTTGACTCAACCGTTCCCCGGTTCCTAATCCGTTTTGCGTTTGGCATCATAAAGAAGGCGTATGGAGCTGAATTTGAAGGGGTGCTTGAAATGATAGAACACTACTTCATTTTCACGCCGATAATGATGCCAGACGGTAGGACATTTGTCAAGAGAACAGGCATACCATCGGGATCTAGGTTCACGGCGCTTATAGGCTCAATTGTGAACTGGGTTCTGATCTATGCCATGACCAAGGGTGAAGCGCGTCAGCTCCACACTGTGGG